ACCGGTGGCGAGTTGGGTATCGAGGGGGAAAGGTGGGCCCCACCTTTCTGCATAAGTTTGGGTTTATTGCAGTTTGAGTCCCTGTAGTTTGCTTTATTCATTTTTACACCCTAAAAATGAATGTAATTAATAATAAAATAAAATTAATCATTAATTTTATTTACACGGAGATACGCAATACATTGCGTATCGTAGTACATGTTATTTATACGGTATTTCTGCATCGTATAGTATATCTATCTACTGTATCTACCCCCATATGACCTAACCAGTGCATCATGACCATATCAATTGAGTCAATCATCTCCTCTTGCTTGAAATTAGAGATGTCTGAATCCTCGTACATCAATTCCAGTGTCTCCCTGATGAGCTCTTCTGCCCCGTTGAAGTCAAATGGTGGAACCATCTGGACGTACGTGTATGGGATATGGCATTTGAAACCAGTCAAGACTGGTTTATTTGTTGAGTATACTTGGACTATGACCTTGAGGAGCTGGTGAAGCCTGACGTCTACGATGAACTTGATGCCCTTGCCGTTATTATATGTGATCGTCATCTCTGATCTTTGTGATTTATGGTCCTCTATATATGCTCTTTATATAGTGGTGGTTTGTGGGTTGTGTGTCCCAATTTGGTCCATGTATTTGTGCTTGGATATCCTGGGAGTGTTGTTTCCTATTATTCCCCTATTGCGCCGTATATCTGAAAGATAATCAGAAAGAGAAAAAGAAAAATGGAATCAAAGAGAAAAGAAAATTAAAAAAAGAAAACAAATAACACTAAAAAGAACATATACATCTATTCCGGCCTAAAGGGAGCGCAGCTCAACTGTTAAAAAAAATAAAAAATGAAAGAAAATCAAAGAGAGAAGAAAAAGAATTAAAAAAAAGAAGAAAAAAGAAAGAAAAACAAAAAAGATGTGAAAATAAAATTAAATCAAAGAGAAAAGAAAATTAAATGAAGCCCATTTAATTTATCTTTGAAAGAAAGAAGCCCAGTTATTTTGCCCGGCCCACTATCCAGAATCCGAATATGACTGTTCACGATAATTACAAATATGCCATTGTACCCCAATACCCCCTTACACTAATATGTACCCTGATATATCGGGGTACAGATGTCCGTACTAATTCCTTTGGACAAAAATACCCCCGCAAAGCAGATAGAACAGGCGCGTGGGAGTGCGGTGCAAAAGTGCTTTTCTCTCTCCTCAAACCTGCCGGAGACGACGATCGGAGGCCTTCCGGTCATCATTTTCCGACACGCGCGGCAGTGCGAACACGGAGGTGGGCAAATCACTACGCTACGCAGCAGCCTTAGCTACGCCGGAGCCTAGCTCGCCACCGTTATAATATT